TAAAGGCAAGGCACTGGTGGCTCGTCAGGGGACGAGGTAGGGAATGGGGGGTGGCGGGAATGGCGAGCGTTGCGGATAATACGCGGGACAATACGCGGTGTAATATGGGGGTTGAATCCCGCGAACATGGTACAATGAAAGGAACACAAAATGCTATTCTTTCTGGTGAACCATCCTCTGGGGCAGTTTATCGCCCAGGCCATGACCGAGATCGACGCAAGGGAAAGATTCGGGCGCATGAGTGTTATTTTGGAAGTGCCTGAGGAAGTGTATGTGCAACTGCGGGATGAGAAAGGGATACCCGAGTTGTGATCCCGCCCGATTTTTAACCCGCCAGCGCTACGGCGCTGGTGTCGCCACTGGAGGACTGTAATGCCATACCCAAAGACGAGTTTAGGATACCCGGTTCAGATGAAGCAGCTGGTGAGGGAAGTGGCTGAGGATCAGCAAGCCCGCGTGTTGACCCTGCCGGATGAACGTACTGCCCGCGGGTTGCGAGCCAAGTTTTATCAATTGCTGGGCGCGACTAAGCGAGATGTTGAGCGGCCGGGAAAGTTGAGCTGAAAGACTTTCTAACCATGTTCCTGTCGATTGAGTTCAGGGTAGATGGCTGCAAACTCATCATCCGGTCGAAGGACAATAGCCCGCTTACCAGCGTGTTTGATTCGGTTGAGTTGCTGGAAGCGGAAGCCCGCGCTGTCCCGCCCGAGGAACAATCGGGCAAGCTCGGGAAGCATGAATCTGAATTGTTGGAACGGCTCCTGCAAACGCAGGCGAAAAAGGAGAAGCCAAATGGCTAGTAAGCGACCACTGAAAACGTTCTCATACCGTGGCGGGCGAATTGTGCGGGAAGGCCACGCGGCATCACTGCACGGTGCGATACTCTCGGCCACCCGCCGACTCATGCGGGACAGGATCGCCCTCATTGAGATCTGCAACCGGGACGAGCACGTTCTGGCCACCGTGAAGCATTGGGCACAAGGTGACCTGCCCGCCATTTACACAATCCTCGAACGGCGGGGAAAGGTAGTCCTGGCCCGCGAGCGGCGTAGCCGGTTGTCTCGATAAAGCGTAGCCGGGTCGGGAAATAATCGTGCCAGCTCGCCGGAGCCACCATCCCATATTGACGGGATAGTTGGAGACACGGCGAGCTTGACACGCTCCCGCGAACCCGGATAATGCGAATTGCGGTCACACAAAAACGCCCGCACCTAATCCACCAACCTGGGGAAGACACCGAGAAGAAAGTAACGCAGGTAGCAGCAGAGGACGGCAACACTTACGAGTTCGGGGAAAAGGCGAAAGTCAAGAAACTGAGCTCACTCGAGGGATCGACGGCGGTGATTAAGTTTGTTTTCAGGAATGGAGCAGTGCGTTCGACGCAATTCGCGCCGGATCATGCTCTGTTCGCCCGCCTCGCCCAGCACGGTGCGGATCAGAAGATTGGCGACGAGTTCGCCGGTCTGGATGACCCCGAGGATTGCGTTGCCGCGTTCGAGGGAATCGCCGCCCGCCTGCAAGCCGGCGAGTGGAGCGAGAAGCGCGCCAGCGAAGGCCTCGCGGGTACGTCGATGCTCGCCCGTGCGCTGGCCGAAGTCACCGGCAAGCCCCTCGCGGAAGTCAAGGAGCGCCTCGCGAAAACCCCGAAGGAGCAAAAGGCCGCAATCGGCAAACAAAAGGCCGTCGCCGCGGTTATCGAGCGCCTCAAGGCCGAGCGCGATGCGAAGAAAGGCACCGCGGTCGATGCAGACGCGGCACTGGAAGCCTTCGTGGGCTAACAGTCTGATGGCGGCGCAAGCCGCACCTAGCAGGTTCCCGCGTACCTGATCAGAAAACGCGGGGCACCAACCCCTTCCGCGCCACCTTCGGGTGGCGTTGGTGCTTTGGAGGGCGGTTGACAAGGCTATCGTTTTGTGGGACAATTATACCGTGGCAATTCGGGCCACAACACCTATCAGGAGAACCTTATGAACGCCAATACCCTTCGTATCGCCGCCGGATTCGCCTTGTATGCGCCGGAAGACGAAGTGACCGCGATGGTCGAGGAGCTGGCCCACGCTCCCAATGCCGCCGATACGTTCGGCCACTTCCTCGCAGACTGCACGGACTCGTCCGCGGGCCTCGAGCGTGAGGAAGTTGTGACCGGGCTGTTGCTGGCCGCGGCGTCGATGCAGTAACCTGGTGGGGGCCTCGTGCCCCCATTTCCTTTGGAAGGGGAAATCATGCCGTTGTCCTTCGAGCAAATCATTGCCGAGGCAGAAGAAACAGTCGCCCGTAACAAGGCCCGCGTGGGGAAGCCCGCCAAGGCCGCTGTTCGGGCTGTTGAAGATCCCGCCCGCGAGAACCTCTACATCCCGCACAGGAATGTGTACCAGTGGTACGCCAACACCTGCACTTGCGGGCGGAAGTGGACAGAGTTCGACGGGATTTACGAGGAACGCCGGCATCAGCGCCTCGCCCATACGCACTGGGTACGATTGCAAGCCCAGCCATTGAATAATCTCCCGCGGGCCGTTGAGTTCAAGCCCGTAGAAGTTCCCTACTGCGAGGAGTGCATAGATGCCACGCCCAAAGAGTCCGTTCCCCAATCAGAAAATCCACATAACGCTCCGACCGGAGACAATCGCCAAGCTTAGGATATACTTCGCATCACCAGATGACGCTACCGGCCTCATTCGCGGGGCCGTTAGTCGCTTCGTAGACGCCGCAGTTAACGAGAAATTTGAAAGACTCGCAAATGACCCGCAAGCAAATAGCAAAAATAATCCACTATGATGCAGCCCACGAGGTTGGCCTCGTCAGGTGTACAGAAGGAACATACCACATAGTCGAAGGGCCGATTACAACTGACGGGCCATATCGTTGGATTCGGGAGGACAGCAACTACTCGAGCGCGAAGATCAAATTTGAAGCGGAGTTGAGGAGGCCGTTGTAATGCCCTACATTTACCTCGCTTCGCCATACACATCGGATGACAAGTTTGTACAGATCGCCCGCTACCGGGCGGCGTTGCGGGCCTCCGCCGAGTTGATGAAACATGGGGAGATTGTATTTTGCCCGGTCGCCTACGGCCATTCTGTCGAGGACAAACTCCGGCAGAACTTCCCGTGGGACTATTGGCTCCGTTGGTCGAAGGCCATGCTTGCACCCGCCAAGTCATTGTATATCTTGACATTGCCGGGATGGGAGTCGTCGAAGGGCCTTGCCGCCGAAGTCCGAATGGCCCACGACCTCGAGATCCCCATTCTTGGCTACCCGCATGGCGGGGACTGTGAGCCCATTAGTGGCTTCGAGATCATGCAAGAGTTCGGGCTCACCCCACGGAAACGGCAGGTTGTAATTAATTTCCCGAAAGATACGCCGGGAGATTGACAAGGCACCGGGTTTTGTGGTACATTAACAATACCCCATGCGGGGCACCTCAAAGGAGAAGTCATGGACGCAAAAAGCATCACTGTCACGGTTGACCTGCCCATCAAGTACAAAGCCGTGATGAACGGCATGAACGTGCTGGTTCTCGAGGCCTCAATCGCCCAGACGTACTACGATGTGAAGATCCTGCCCGAGGAGATTCGCGCGGTTGTGCTGAACGCCATCACGGAGCAGGTGCGGGTGGACGATTACGAAGAGCGGTTTCGCCGCGATCTCGATGACGTAGACGCCAGCTTTGCTAACGCCGGTCTGTCGGACTGATGGACATACTCCACGCACTGTGGGCCGCCACTCGCCTCGGCTGGTGGCGGTTTGTCCTCTGGTCTGCCCCGGATGGATGGGAAGGGCGGACAGACGCGCTCTGGTTTGAGTTCGTCGCACACCAGGAATTGAAAAAATATCTGGAGGGTCTATGACCGTTGACAAGTGGGACGCGGTTGAAGCTGTGTTTGATGAAGGTACCAAGTGCGAGGAGTGCCCGCACTTTGTGTCGTATCCAGATCGGTGGGATGAGCCGGGCGGGACGGAGTGCGCCTTGATGGATGGCCCCCGCCGCAGGTTCGCCAAGGTTAACCCGCAACCTGAGGACTGCCATGGGTTCGAGGCGGCGTACAAGGAACTCCAACGGCAAGCTGATGAAGACCACTAACCTAATCCTCGTCGAAGGCAGGACGTATCCAATGTCCTGCCGTATCCCGCGGTTCTATTCCAACACCCTGCTCGTCTGCCCTTGGACAGGCGACGCATGGGCGAGGATAGATCGAGGATCGCGGGAGTGGCAAACCTGCATGATCGCTAAGCGCGGGCAGTCGGCGTGGCCAGGCCCATTTTGTCGAACAGGCCCATCCGGGTCGCTCTACACTGATTATGATGTTAACTTGGACAACGCTTATCTCGAGCTCCCGCGACCGCTACTCGTCCGCGAACTCAGCGTTATCGAGGAGTTGACAAGGGCCACATTATCATGCGATAATGGTGCCACATTTGGGGAATCACATATGACACCTGACCTACTACAAGAAATCGCCGCCCTTCGTACCAAAGTCGCATCGGGTACGATTACAGACGAGGAACTCCGCGACGCGCTCAAGAAAATGCGCGCTGGCCGAGTCACCGCCGTCCGTGCATCGGCTACCAAGCGGGCAGCTGTCGCCGCAACGAATCCAGACGACGCCCTTGCAGCGTTCTTGAGCTGATAAAGGACGCCTAGCCGTCAGGTTAGTCTCCTTTAACCCGACCGGGGGGCCGGGGTGACGGCTGCCCCCCACTTAAAAGGAGAAATCATGAAGCTCGACTTCCCCGAGGTCGTGGATAACACGATCCTCAACACTTTCCGCTCGTGTCCGCAAAAGGCCTTCCGTGCTTACGTTGAGCACTGGAAGCCTACCGGCACTAACGTACACCTTCACGCCGGGGCAGCATTCGCCCGCGCGCTCGAAGTCTGCCGCAAAGCCTATTACGACCACGGAGCATCGACCGATGACGCAGCTGCCGTTGGACTTCACGCCCTTGTGGAAGCCTATGGAGACTACGAATGTCCCCCGGATTCTGCCAAGTCACTTGAGCGGATGTGTGGGGCCTTTGAGTATACGCTTGATGTGTGGCCGCTTGACGCTCCAAACGCGGCCGTCCCTTGGAAGCGGGCAGACGGTTCCGCCGCGATTGAGTTCTCTTTCGCTGAGCCAATACTAGACGTCCTACACCCCATCACCGGGAATCCTATCATTTACAGCGGACGGGCCGACATGATCGTTGAGCTTGAGGGCGGGAGGTTCATGGAAGATGATAAGACTACCTCATCACTGGGACGTACATGGGCCGACCAATGGGAACTTCGATCCCAGTTCACCGGATACTGCTGGGCGGGACAACGATCAGGAATTCATACTGACGGTGTACTTGTCAGAGGAACCAGTATCCTCAAAACCAAGTACGACCACGCCCAGGCTATTACATATCGGCCACAATGGGAAGTCGACCGCTGGTACAAGCAGACTGTCCGAGATCTCCAACGAATGATCCGTTGCTGGGAAGAAGGCTACTGGGATTTCAACCTCGGCGAGGCTTGCAACGAGTACGGAACGTGCGGGTTCCAGCCCATTTGCAAGAAGGCCGAGCCGGAGGAATGGCTCCCCGCCTACTTCGTCCAGCGCAAGTGGAACCCCCTGACACGCACCGAAGAGGAGATCAAGAATGTATGAACAACATCATATGCCAGTGTCGAGCAGCGATCCGCGGGCTTTCATGAATAGCCCGCAGCTGGGCTCGCGAGAGCGGCAACCAGAAATTTCGGAGCAACTAACCCTAATCGAGGATCGGTTGAAATATGTCGAAGAGCAGTTTTCTTCGCTTATTGGGCGAATCGAGTCGATCATGGGAGCAACCACGGCCGGGATCAGCGTTGCCAAAGATAAAGACGCTTATCCGATAGCTACTAAGCTTGGACAGCGACTGTACGATACCCAACAGCGCCTAGCCAACCTCGGTAGTCAAATCTACCACACCATTGCGAGCATCCAACTATGACAACTAAGAGCCCACTACCCGGTGTGAAAGTCATGCTGCTAGGCGACAGCGGCACCGGCAAAACCTACTGTCTCCGCACGTTGATCGACTGCGGCCTGACGCCCCTTTGCCTGTTCACGGAGAACTCGTTTGACGTTCTCGGGGACGTTCCGAAGGAGAAAATGGGATGGGTCTATGTCCCGCCGTACACCGGCGACCTGCAAACCCTCGTCGAAATGTCCGAGCGTATCGGCCAGATGACGTTCGAGGCCATCACCAAGGCTCAGGACAACAAGCGGTTTAACGACAGCCCGTGGATGAAGATGTTGCGGGCACTCATGGACTTCAAAGATGAGAGAACTGGCAAGTCTTACGGGAATGCGGGCAATTGGGGTACGGATAAGGTACTTGTCATTGACTCGCTCTCCGGCCTTACGCAAGCAAGCCGGCAAAATGTTGCTGGCAACCGTCCCGCCCTCTCTCCGTCGGACTACGGCCTTGCGCAGCGCCAGATCGAGGGCCTCATTAATCAAATTTGCACCGCATTCAGGTGCCATTTTGTTCTCACTGCGCATGCTGAGAGGGAGTTGGACCCTGTGCTTGGTGGGCAGAAGATCATGGCCTCGACGATCGGGAAAGCTCTCGCGCCAACACTTCCGCGTTACTTCACGGATAACATTCTCACGAAGCGCTCAGGCTCGAAATTCGAATGGGACACCGCTGATACCCAGGCGGTTCTCAAAGCCCGCAACGTTCCAATCGGCAGCAACCTCCCGCCGACTTTCACACAGATCATCACTGCGTGGAAGGCAAGAGGAGGTATCATCGAGCAGTCCGTCCCGTCCGTATGAGTGACGTTGTAGTACAACCTTAACTAAGGAACCAAAATGACCTTTGACGCTGATGCATTCCAGAACGCCATCATCACCGACAGCAACTCCACCAAGACCGTGCCGTGGACGCCCGGCACCTACACCGGCACGATCAAGAAGACCGAGATCAAGTCCGGTACGGTGCAGAAGCAAGGAGCCAACTACGGCAAGCCGTGGGCCGGCCTCTCCGTGACGGTCGAAGTTGACCGCCAGTTCCTTCCCGAGGGCGCTTCGCCCAACGCGAACGGGATGGTCATGCTCGACCTGACCGATTCCGGCGGGCTGGACATGAGCAAGGGCCGGAACATCGGCCTCGGTCGTCTGCGCGAGGCGGCGGGCTGCAACGAGCCGGGCCAGGCGTTCCAGTTCGGAATGCTCGAGGGCCGGACGGTGAAGGTGACGACCGCCTTGCGGGTTGACCAGAACGACCCCAACATCCAGTACACGGAGGTCAAGGCGTTCGCGCGGCCCTGATAGGGGGTTTTGTGGAACCGTTTAGGACGCCCGCTATTAGGTGCCACTAAACGGTCAACCCCTACCATTACCCACGGCCGGGAACGCAACCCCGGCCGTTTTTTCCGCCTAATTTTCGATTACGCGCTAACAGGTACGCATCTTCCGAAAGCACCTATGCGATACATCCCCCTTAACTCAGTCATCGTCCCTGCCAATCGTCAGCGGCGGGAATTCGATGAGCAAGCTCTAGCTGACCTAGCCGATAGCATCCAACGGAATGGACTGCTGCATCCCATCGTCGTGCGGACTGAAAATGAAAAGACAATTCTGGTCGCGGGAGAGCGTCGCCTGCGAGCAGTTCAGATGCTCGAAGTGCAAGGAGCCCATTTCGGGTACGGAGATGTGGAAGTTCCTGGTGGAACTATTCCGGCAAACGACCTCGGAGATCTCTCCCCCGCCGAAGCCTATGAAGCCGAGCTCGAAGAAAACATCATCCGGGTCGATCTTAGTTGGCAGGAAAGAAACGAAGCGTTAGCGAACCTCCATGAACTCCGATCGCACCAACACCCTGATCAAAGCCTTAAAGCTACTGGAGTCGAGGCCTTCCCAGACATGGATCCTTCAGCCGCCGGCCAAGTTGTCCGTCAGGCGGTGGTACTCAAAAGGGAAATGGAACGAGACCCCGAGGTTGCGGCTGCGAAAACCCAGCGCGACGCCTGGAAAATAATCAAACGGAAGGAGGAGGCCCGTGTCAACAC